AGAGACAATGCGCTGTACAGCGGTCTGGGGATCCCAGTAATCATAGAGTGTCAAACTCGGCAAGTTTGTCGATAAAGAGTACGTAACGGTGGGCAGCAACACCGAACCTGCGGTTATGTTTGTGAATGGCGCGTTTGTTGTCAGCGTAGTGCCGTTTGGCACTCCTGCAACGAATCGGATTTCCCCATTCGAGGAGACGCCGGCGCCAATGCTCAAATTGTGCGGGACGGTGGTCTGCAGCGTCACGGGAGTCAGTACCGACGCTACAGCTAATTGCGCGCTGATGGTGGGCACGCCGCCCAGGGCCGCCTGAAATAACGGGCCATAGGATGGTGTACCGGTACCATTCCAGGACGTAAGATACGTCTGGGTTTGAAACGCCGTGCTGCGTCTAGATGCCGGCGGCGTTCCCAAAAAACTGCGTGACCCGGTTTTATCCTTGCGCGTGCTATGTTGCAGCACTTGTTTCGCTGTTAGTTGCACCGCCGGATACCGATTCGCCGCCGTAACCGGGGCGGCCTGTCCGTAAGCCGTCTCAATGGCGGCGTAGAAGCGATTTGCGTTAGAAAGAATGTAGCTGCTCATGTTTTTCTGTTCCTAATTGCCGCTTACACCGACCTCAAGGCTGATACGCGCCAGTTGAAGAAAGCCGCTGCCTCCTGTACCCGGCGGTTGAATTGCTACCTCGAAAGCACCGGAATAAAAAATCCCGTTTCCCCAATCACCGCGATTTGCCCGCAAAATGTTGCTGACGGCTTCGATATAGAAGTGAATGTAGGAGTCCACGTCCGTTACCAAGTCGGCGGTTGCGTTTATGTCCGCAGTCACCGTAACCGTACCCGATAATGTTCGAAATTTTTCAACCTGATTGTTGCTGAGTTTCGAGCTGTATACCGTGATTCTTGGATAGCCAAGCTCCTGTTGGAGGTCGGCCATAGCGGCAGGTGCGGAACTAAGGTAAACCTGGCTCGATGGAATAACCGGAACTGCCGCGCCAGCCTCCTGTGCGATGGTGGCGACTTCTGTTTCGATTGCCGAATTTGCGGTAAGCAGATTCACCAGCGTTTGGGCCGTCAAAATCGTTAATGGCGGCATGGCTTAACCTCGTTGGATCCGCTGGGGATCGAGCACGTAGCAATCGGGCTGCTGTCCGCCCAGCGGGACCGGCCCGGTAACTACACCGCCAGCCGGTAACTGCCAAGTTGCATTCCATACAATTGGCGCTGTATTTTGACGGGTTGCCGGCTCTCCGTCGATACCGACATATAAGTTCCAGCCAGTCGCGCTCGCTGGTGGCACGGTTACTCCCATCGCGACGCTGAACGATGAAGAATCCGGCAGTGTTACCGGAAGGAGTGGACTCAATACGCTCTCGGCACCGCTGGCATTTGTCCAGGTCGTTTGAACCGTTATGATTCCGGCGGAAAGAGATCCGGCACCCGTGGTTACAGTAGCAATCGGGGGTTGCGGCAATGGGCTGTACACGACGCCCATCCCCAGGTCGTAATAATTCTTTTCCGCGTCCTGTGAACGCGACGAATAATCCATCCACTTTTCTTTGAAGCGGTTATTTAATTGGACGTTATAAGCTTCGGAAAAAATTTGAGAAAGAATTTCGTAAGTAATCCAGCGGCGTAACTGGGGCGTCACCACAAGATTGTCCAGCGTGAAACGCCACGTGGATTGCGGCGGCATAGAAGCGATATTGAAAAGCCCTGTGGTTGTGGGATTTAACCAAGGCCATGCCGCTGTTCCCGCTCGCACCAGCCTGGCCAGCAGCCGGTCACCAATCGAACCAAGAGCGATCGTGGTTTTGGAATCGATATTGATGTTGTGAGTAGACGCTACTTGGCTGAGTGTCGCTTCATATACTTGCAGGTCCGATATGCCAATCAGATTCGAATCGGTAAACAGTGACATGGTTGCTCTTCTGCCCTTTACTTTGTAGATTTCGGCTTTGCTGCGTTAATCCTGTCGGCGCTAAACAGCATTGCTAACTGCAGGCGTCTTGCGGTTTCGGCTTCTTCGGCAGCCTTTAACGCACTGGCGACCTGTTCTCGATACACCTGTTTTTCTTCCTCGGTTGCGAGGCGTGCACGGCCCTCGACGATTGTCCTTGCGGCCTCATAGCGAGGCACTTCGGAAACGATGCCCGCTTTGCCGCCATCTTCAGTGGCCAGACTTGTCACCAGCGGATAGGTTTCCGTCAACGTGCTCTCAACTTCGCGAATTTTTCGAAAATACTGTTTCAAATCCATGGGTTATCCTTTGCTAAAGCCGAAATGAGGGCGAATCGCATGGCTCGCCCTCACTTCACTTACCGAGCTAGAACTAGCTATTCACCTGAACAGCAAAGTTGTTGCGCAGAACAGCCGCGCCGTAGAGAACATCCACGGTGAACTGTTGCGCCAACGTATTGGGCTGATAGCTCATGACGACACGAATACCGAAGTTGCCCATCTCCGCGTACTCGGCAATGGCGCCGGTGCCCGGAAGAGGTTGCGGTAGGCGGCGCATCACCAACCCGATCGCATCGCGGCAAAACGCCAGGTTGTGCGTATTTACCGTAGACACTCCGGTCTTGGGAACGAGCTGTGAACGGAAGATGAAGAAGTCTTTCATCTTGCCGACGTTGCCCTCTATCAGGGCCTGCAGACCGGCCTGGCCGGCGGAGTAGTACTCGCTGAAACGCGGAATCTGACGAATCTGCGAATAGGTGCTGGGATCCACAACCAGGTATTTCGGCTGGCTGTTCGGAATCTTCGCGCTGAACAGGGCTGTTTCGGCCGCGTCAATAACGCTTTCGGTGATCGGCGTTGCAGCTGTACCCACGGGAGTGTTGGCCGTGAACTGGCTGTAGAGGTTCAGCAGGTTGGCTTCAATGCTTTCGGCAATAGCAACTACTGCCGGCTGCATATAGACCTTCATCAGGTCTGGTACCGCAAGGCACTTCGTCACATCCGGAATTTGGAATGTGGCTTCCGAATGGTTGTTTAACTGGATCTGCGCATTGCCCAGATTCGGATTCTGAGTCTGGACAGTGCCGCCTTCCAGAATGTTATTTGCCACGAGCGTGGGCGGGATCGGGACATTGACGGTATCGCCGGCCTGCGCGAGCACAGGTTCGTAATCCCGATTGACCAGATTACCCATCACGAGATTGCTGACCAGCGCCGGCAGCGCTTCCGCCGCAACCAGTTTCACAATCGCGTTCGCCAGATTGGCAGATGTAATTGTTGGCATATATCTCCTAAAAGAAAAAGGGCAGCCGGAGCTGCCCAGTGTTGCGGCCCACCTTAGGTAGCCGCGATATACAGTCAAAGCGCCGATGATCTATCGACGCTCCCTGTCTTCATGTCGTAAGGCTGTAGTTATCGGCCGCCGCCGGCCCTTCTACATTCCGTTTAAAGCTTGTCCCGCCAGCCGCGCTATTTCCTGCCGCACGCGGTCCATCTCATCCTTGCTCATTCCTGGCCTGATCTTGTCGATATCGACCGAGCCGCTGTGCGAGGAAGGAATCGCATTGCGGGTTGTAACATTGGCGCCGCTGCCGCCGCTGATACGAGCGGGTAACAATTCCGGATTATCTTCCACAAACTTGCGCAGAAAATCGCTGACTGAGCGCTGCTCCTGGCCGTCATGTGCAACCAACCGCCCATCTTCGGTGCGGATGATTTCATCCTTCACTGCCTTAAACGCCAAATCCAGCTTGGCAACGCCAAGCCGCTGCAGCTCGCTGCGAATCTGCGAGTGGCGGTCCATCTGTTCGGCCGCAGCCTTTGCCTGGCGATTTTCTTCCACCAATTGATTCAGCCGGTTTTCCAGTGATTCGCGCCTGCGGCGTTCTTCCACCAATTCGGCTTTATATGCGGGCTCGGCCTTGCTCTGTTCGGCTTTCATGAATTCTTCAATGACATGCCGAACGACGTTGCGAACATCCGGTTGTGCCGCCTCGTTGTCAATTTTCTGATCGGACATAATTCTCCTTAAGGGTCGTTTGCTAATGCGCGGCTCAGTTTAGACCTGTGCCTTCGTTTTCTTCAAATTGGCTTGCGATTTCGCGGGCAATCCGGTCCTTCACTTCCTGCCGCGTATCGCATAGGTATTTGAAAGCCAGCTTTTGATAAACCTGCTGCTTCATTGTTGGAGAAGCAATGCCCAGGCTTAGCAGCGTCTGCGCGTCAGCCAGCTCGGCGGCAAAATCGCCGATATCAAATTCGTCCATTCCCGAAACGGACGATGTCACGTCATCTTCACGAGCGGCGCAGACAGTATCGAGAATGCGTCTGATCGTTTCCTTAACCATGTCGCCATAGGCTCGCAGGACCTCTTGCGTAATTACGAAGTCTCGCTGCTTGGCGAGACCAGATTCCGGCTTCGTTAATACACCATCGCCGGCTGCTTGCGACATGTAGCAGACGCGATAAATTTCATCGCGCAGGCGATCCAGGTTATCCGCGGCTATTTGATATACACGCCCGTCAGGCTCTGTCCAGCCGAAGCGGTCCTGAGGGCCGAGTTGAATATAGTACGATTCGCCGACGATCTGATTCCAACTGCGCTCGGAATAGATGACCGGCATGGCAAAAAGGCCCATCGTAATGGCCCAGCTCAACGCATTCGACTTGTTGAAATGTTCAAGTTGAAGCGAGCCGGCTTTGTTCATCAGCCAAAGACCGTCACTCACCCTCATTGTGAATAATGGCACGCGATTCAACTTTGCCATCCCGTGCGGCCCTTCGGATACTAACTCAACAGGAGCAGTCTTATCCGCTTGCTGTTCGCGACGATAGATCCGAAACCTTTGCTTATCGAAGTAGTACCAAAAAGTTTCATCGACGACCTCGCTGCTTTCCACTTTGGTCTGCCGCCGCTGCTTGCGACGCAATACAATCCATTCATATTGACCGTTCTCGTCGTTGCTCCAGTTGATCAGCTCTTCGGCGCTGTACCGGACCAGGAAGGCGCGCGACAATCCAGCGGCATCTTCCTCGGCGCGATTTACGGCTTGACGATCAAGCCGGGGGAAGTCGAGCAGAATATGGGAAGCGCCGGCTATCAGCGTGTCAATAAAACATCGCCGGAAAAATTCGCTAAGATCGGTCCCTCGCAGGTCGCAATCTTCGCAAAATAGATTCAGAAAGTTGCGGCCGCTCTCGCTTTCTCCAGTGAAGGTGAGCACTGGCTCGCGGCGGAACAACGTTGCAGCATACCAGTCGATAATCGATCCGATATAGTTTTCATAGAACACCCGATATAGGCGCTCGCTGTACACATCTAACGGCTCTTTTTGGCGTCGTGTCAGGTAGGCTCCGGCGTTCGCCTTCAATTGTTCGCCGCCGACATACAGGTCGCGATAACACTGCCACATGTCTCTGCGGTGAGTAAATTCAGGATGTTCCCGATCGATATCAAACATAGTTGTCCCTTGTGAATCCCGTTACTATCTATGGGCGCTGTTCAGAAAAGCCGCCGGTTCATCTCGCCGACGGCCGGCCGGTCTCCATAGAGTTCCCAGATCAAATAGCCCAGCGCGTCGGAAATATGCGTGCGCTTGGCATCCTTGGCTTTATCAATTACTCCTTCGTTCGGCTTGAAAACAACTTCTTCTAAGTCCTTAATCAGTTCTTTGCATTGAGGGGCGATCGTAAGGCGCACATCCCCGGACGCACTTAGCAAAAATGCGTTTACGAGCTTCACTCTTTTCAAGACGGCCGGGTTGCTCAGCGGTACTCGGAACGTGACGTTGTGGAATCCATAGGCGGTAAGATGCCTTCGCAACTCCGCGTATGTATCTCCCAGCGCCGTCACGCTGCGTTGTCTGCCGCTCGCGTCTCCGGTAATTACCAGGCCGGCTGGGGCCTTATCGATTCTGCTGCTTAGCGCCTCCACCGCGTCTGCAATGGTCGCGTTTTCAAGGCAGATCTCATCGAGCACCCGAATCGCACCCTCGAATTCCTGCGCCAGTACTGAGCACAACGGGCTCACGTTAAAATCAAGACTCCAATAAAGCTGACGTCGCGAGTCACGTTCAACTGCTCTGGTGTTTCTTTCTCTATCGAAACTTTCGTATACCCGGCCTTGCGTGATATTCAAGTACTCGCCGAGCACTTCCTGACGGTAAAACCGTTCGTCATAGCTCATTTCCAACCGCTTGTAAAAGTCTGGATTCGCGCTAAGCACATGCCGGTTTTCATGCGGCCGCGCACGCACGCATTCGTAACCCGGAACCGGATTCTGAATGAAGCGGCGGTAGACCCAGTCCTGCCCGTTCGGCGTCCACACGCCAAAACCGCATAACCGTTTCGCTCTGGGGTCGCGCAACCTCGCTTCTAATCTTGTCCAGCCCTCTTCACTCGTAAATGTCAGCTCGTCGATGCCGAACCAGGCAAGATTCGTTCCCCGCAAGCGCTCCGGCTCGTCAAGCGAGCGAAGTAGAATTTCGGAATCCACATCCGTCAGCCGGATAATGTTGTCCGATTTTGCGAACTCGTACGGAATACCGTTTTCATCCAGCAACCGCAAGAAGGCGACCTGCGTCACGTCGCGCATCATTCGATACGTCGGTGCACCCAATAGGCCCTGGCATCCGTAATTTTCGGTAGCCAGGCGCAATGCGGTGAAACACAGCGCCATGCTTTTACCCGAGCCTACTGGCCCCGAGAAGCCTTTAAACCGCGCGGAACACTCGATGAACGCCCGCTGCGACGGCAATGGATCGAATTCGATTTCCCATTGTTTTACATTGACCGGTCGCTTCTTTTCTCGATCCATACAACGCGTAGTTCCTTTGGCTCCTTGTGGTCAGCTTTCCGTTCACGCTCCTCCTCAATTTCCTTCAGCCGCACTAGGTCACCCACGGTGATCTTGTCCACCCGCAACCAAAGCGAACCCTGTACCCTGCGGCGGAATTCCGTGACGAAGTCATAAAGCTCCATCTCCATTGCTGGTAAAAAAAGGCTTCCGCCGTCTTCGAGTGGGGCCATTTCTTCTGTGTTTTGCTTCGGCCCGCGTTTGCCTGCCAT